CAAGATAGTATTGATGTACTTACAAGTTTAGGTATGGAATACAAAGGTAAACTTAGAATGACAATGAGCCCAATGACTGGTGTAGATTTAAGTGGTGTAAAGAACTCTATGAAATTAGAAGGAACATCATATAAATACGAACCAATTTTTATATTTTATAAACCATAGTAATGAAAGTACGAATTAAAAAATTAAATGAAAACGCAGTAATACCAACCTATGCAAAAGAAGGTGATGCTGGAATGGATTTAGTAGCAACATCGGTTATATCAGAAACATATACTCAAATAACATATGGATTGGGCGTTGCATTGGAAATACCCGAAGGATTTGTAGGATTAGTATTTCCTCGTTCATCAATTAGAAAAACTAGATTGCAATTAAGTAATTCAGTTGGGGTAATTGATAGTGGATATAGAGGTGAGTTGCAAGCCACATTCAACAAAATTATAACAACAATTGAAAATCAAAAAAATGATTATAAAGTTGGTGATAGAGTTTGTCAACTTATGATTATACCACATCCACCAGTACAATTTTTAGAAGTAAAAGAATTATCCGATACACTAAGAGGTGAAGGTGGATTCGGTTCAACAGGAAAATAATATGATTTATTTACATGGTCCATTTGATAGTGCAACTAATAGAGCATTATTTTATAATACAAAATGGTGGGATTTATATTATAGATTTTTAGTATTAGAACCATCACATGAAATTGGAGATGAACTAAGAAAAAACTTACATACCGAACAACGTGAGTTTTTTATAGATAGTGCTTTCATTCATGATAGAGAGTTTGAATTAGTATCAGACCCTGGTTATCATATTATTCCTACAAATTTGATGGGATTACAATCTACAATTGCAGAAGCAATTAAAAATAATCCAAATAATAAATACTATATATTCGATACCGCGAATTTAGAACCATATAATATTTTTGATAATATAGATTATATTAGAAGTAATCCTAATTGTATATTTTACACTACACTAAGAATTGTAGAACCTAATAAACTTTTTGATTTTGGATTTATATTAAGAAAATTTATAGCAAATAGAATTGTATTACAGCATTATCAATGTAATGAAATTTTTAGGAACACTAAAAAAGAATATAGATTAGATTTATCAGTTAGAAACTTTCCTCAAAAAGATGAACGCGTTGAGTTGTTAAAAGTATTACAAAATTATCAAAAGGATAATATTAATCTTAGAGTAAACGATTACTATGTAAATAGAATGGAGCAGTTGTATGAATTTGCAACAAAATATAATAACGCAGATAAGTTAGACCAATACAAAAATGAATTTAAGTTATTAGATAGATTAAAGCAAAGTTTAGCACCAACTACTACATTAGTCGCCGGTCAACAAGAACATATTGGGGCAATGAAACTAATAGATGTAACATTTTCATCCGATATACAAATTATGTTTGAATCTAATCAAAATGGATTATATAGATTGAGTGAAAAAGAATGGTGTAATATTACTGAAAAAACAATTGATAATTTATTGATAGGTAAACCATTTATAATTTGTAGTAAGGTGGCATATGATTTTTTAATACACTTTGGATTTGAAACATATGAAACCGAATTAGGTATAAATTATGATGAGATTTGGGAAAATCATGATTTTATAGTTAGAAATTTAACAAAGAATATAATCCGTATTTCAGAAATGAAACAAGATGAATATGATGTAATGTTAGATAAATGTTCAATAGCAGCAGAAACAAATAGACAAAAATGTTTGGATTATATCGAAGAAAATAGTATCTTAGACAATATAATAAACGATTACAAAATAAATTTTAAATAATGAGCTTTTTTGAAAAAGAATCCGTAAAAACGGAAAACACATTGTGGGTAGAAAAATATAGACCACAAACACTAAAAGATTATATAGGTAATGACCTTCTTAAAGAGAAAGTACAATCCTATTTAGATAATAATGATGTTCCGCATTTACTTTTATATGGTAAAGCTGGGACAGGCAAAACTACATTGGCTAAAATCATAGCACAAACAATTGAATGTGATATGATGATAATCAATGCATCAGATGAGAACAATGTTGAGACGGTAAGAAATAAGGTAAAAAACTTTGCAAGTGGAGCAGGGTTCAAAGGATTCAAAATTATCATATTAGATGAGTTTGATTATATGACACCAAATGCACAGGCAATCCTTCGTAATTTAATGGAAACATTCAGTAGGCATACTCGTTTTATCTTAACCTGTAACTATCATGAAAAAATTATCGAACCAATTTTATCGCGTTGTCAAACTTTTGCAGTAAATCCACCATCAAAGAAAGAAGTAGCAGTTCATGTTACGGAAATCTTAAATAAAGAAGGTATTAGATATGATGTTAAAGATGTAGCAGATATTATTAGTAGTTTCTATCCTGATATTAGAAGGGTTATGAATACCTGCCAACTACAATCATCTAAAGGTGAGTTAAAGGTAGATAAACAAACAATCTTACAAGCTGATTTTAAAAATAAGATTGTAGATTTATTAGCGAGTGGTGAAGAAAAGAGAAACGCATATATGCAGATTAGACAAATAGTGGGTGATAATAAAGTGAATGATTTTGCAGAACTTTATACGGCACTATATGAAAGATTAGATGATTATGCAGCGGGTAATACTGCAAATGTAATCTTAGAATTAGCACAAGGACAATTTAGAGATGCCTTAGTAATAGATAAAGAAATATGTTTTATGGCAACAATCATCGCAATTATTAACATTATAAAATAAACATTATGACAGAGAATTTTGAATTAGCAAAGCCGTTAGGCGACAGAGTATTAGTAACAATTGAATCAAAAGAAAAAACAATTGGTGGAATAATTATCCCAGATTCAGTTAAGACGGGTGATAATAAAATAGCAGTTGTAGTTTCAACCGGAGATGGTGTTTACACACATAGTGGGGCTAAAATTCCAATGACAGTAAAACCAGGTGATAAAGTATTATTACCAATGGGTGAAATGAGTGTACAAAAAATTAAATTAGGAGATAAAGATTATTTCTTATGTAGAGAAATGGATTTATTAATGGTAATCAGATAAAATAAATAGTTATGCAACCAATGGATTTAAGTAATTTAGGACAAAGTTCGGCAGGTCCGGATTTAAGTAAAACAACTGCAATGGAATGCAAATGTGGCGGACAATTTTTCTCACCAGGATTACACTTTAGAAAATCAAGTGCATTAGCAAGTTCGACCGGTAAAGCAGAAATCACTCCTGTTGAAATTTATCTATGTATTGAATGTGGTGAAGTGTTTGAAGACCTATTACCAAAAGAACTAAGACCCGAAGATGACAAAAATTAAAAAAAATCCGGATAAAGAAGTAAAGAGATTAGGTTTGTTCGACCATATCTCTGCTGTGACTGAGTATCAAGACCCACAATATTGGAAGAAAATTTCTGATGATGATAAAAAGACCTTTGGTAATTTTATTATACAAAGGTATATATCTATGAATCCTGATTGGATAGAGTGGATAGCAGAAGTACAACCATATGTTCAATCACTACCTAATGAATATTTTTATAAATTCTTTAGTGATATGATTCCACCAAAGAAGTATTATCTAAAATATATTAAAGGTAAGAGAGCAAATGATTATGAAGATTGGGTAGTTGAATTAGTAGTTAAAGAATATACTTGCTCTACAAAGCACGCAAATGAATACTTAGATATTCTATACACAACCAAAGAAGGTAAAGAGCAAATTAAAGGTATGTGTGAAAAATATGGTATTGATAAAAAATTAATAACCTCACTAAAATTAAAAATTTAGTTTAGACGAGACTTTTATATATTTATTAGCATAAAGGGGTAAATATATGAAAGCGAAGTTATTAAACTTAAGCCAAACTATTGGCGAAAAAATCGCGCTAGGATTTATAAGTCTAGCGCTTGTATGGGTTGTATGTGCGTTGTTATTCACAGCTACTATGACCTACTTGGAATTAGCAGGTAAAACTGAAATAACAAGAGATGTTGCAAATTGGATTGAATGGAGAATTGACGGTACATTCAAAAATTCACCTGAAAACATTTGGTATGATGCCGATAAGCAAGTAACAATTGAATCAGTAACAAACGAAGTAAAAATCGGTAAGTTAGCAGGAAATCGTAAATTAGAATTTGGTGTTAAGAATATTTTAGAAGAATATCTACAAGATAAAGGATATAATCTATCTTCGGTAGCACCAAACAAAGTATCAGTTCAAATTATATTTTTAGATGTTCTTACAACAAAAAAGAACATATCGGTTTTTCATAGTGGAGAAGAAGAAGTTGTAATTCGTTTACGTGGCATTCTTAAATCCGAAGGAAAGAAAGACAAAGTAGTTATAGTAGAAGAGTCCTCCTCAGAAATATCAATGAGTACATTGATTATCGGTGAAGGTGGTGGTTTTAATCAAACAAGTTTAAGTAATGCACTTAAAAAAGGTTGTGACAAACTAATCACCAAACTATTTGAGGAAAAATAAAATGAAGAAATTCTTTATGACGTTAGGGATAATTATACTATCCCTATTAACATTGACAGTAAACGCACAATTAACAATCAACCAATCAGTAACACCTACAACAGGTTTAAAGGTTGGTGACACAATTTCAGTAAAATATACAGTTGCAAGAGGTACAACTACACCAAGATATTTTTGGTTGAGATATCAATTCAACAATAAAGCATTGGCATATGTTTCAACCACATTCTCACAAGGAACATCGGTTCAAACATATTATACCGGTTGGACATCTTATAGATTTACAGCAAGTACCGCAAATAACATAATTGCTACAAATTTATATGCACAATATCTAGCATCTCCTTGGTCTTACACAGCTAATTCGGATTGGAATGTAGGACAATTGACTATACAAAGAACCGATGCATCAATCAACGGAGATATTGCAACTCAAAAATATGTAATCAAAGATTTGGGTGAATATACCAACATACATAAATTGGATTTAGCATATTCAGTAGATGCAGCAAGTGCATACATTACTCCAATTACAACTGACCCAGGTACAATGTCTTTATCAAATGTAAGTGGTAATACATCTCAATTCAAAGTTAGAGTTTTATTCCCATCTGGATACTCAATCACAGACCATAGCATACAATTGATGAAATTGAAATCAGATGGTAGTGGTGATATAGATTGGACACAACAACCAATTCAACAAAAAGTATTGGATGCAAGTGGTGAAGCAACATTTACATCAGGTATTAAAGTTGGTGATAGTTTGGGTGTATTTGTAGGAGCTGCATTTCAAAAGAGTTGGATGAATAACATTGTGACCGTATCGGATGCATATAAAGCGTTTTTAGGTGTTTCACAAACTGATATTACTGGTGCAGGGACATACTTTACAAGACCTGTATTAGAAAAGAAAGTTGGTTTAATTACAATAGGTAAAAGTACATTTAGTGAAAGTGATTCATATAATATATTTGCACATGTAATGGGTATAAATGCAGACTCAATTGCAATGATACCAAAATCAACATCAACATCGGTAAGATGGTATAGTGGTTTATTAAATCAAAGTTGGTTAGATGGTACTCCTAAAAATAGAGTATATGTAACTAACTCAACACAAGCGGTAGATGCAGTATTTGCATGGGGTGGAGATTTGGATTGGTCACATTCATCTCATCCTGACACAATTGCAAGTAGAGTGAGTACGGGTAATTATACAAATTCAATCGGTAATGAAAATGTAATAAAATCATTTTCAGTTGCAAATATGAGTTACACATCAGTAATAGAAACTGCAAAATTAAGTTTGAACTCTACAATTACAAATGGTAAAGTTGTATTAACAGGAACTTTAACAAAAGAAGGATTGGCGGGTTTAGAAGTAATTTTACAATATGATAATACTAAATTAACTTTTGATAATGTTGCTTTTGATGCGGGTGCAAATGTTGTAAATTTCTCAACAAATAACGCCGGCAGATTAACATTTGGTTCAATGGACCAGGTTAAAACGGGTAGAATTAAAACAGGTACACCATATAGATTAACATTTACTCCAAAAGAAACATTAGCAAATACGGCAGGTTTATTCTATACAGTCCTAGCAGACGCAGTTGATGGTAGTGGTAAAAAAATTAATCTAATAGTAGAATAATGAAACATCTATTAGTTACATTATTTCTTTTAATATCATTTTTAGGGTTCGGACAGAGTGTATCTGCTCCGGACTCTAAATCTTTTTTACAATCTACTACCGGACAAGATGCAAGTGGATTTGTATTGAGTGGATTTAGTTCTACTGCAACACTATTAGCATCAATCAGTTTAGTTAATCCACCATCAGGTACAACATTCGTATTAAACACAACAACAGGT